GAAGCCGGAGCCCGTTTAACCAAAGCACTGGAAGACGCCAACCTCGCGGCAGGGCCTTTGCTTGCAGCTATCGGCGCAAAATTCCAAAACTTTGCTACAGATGTAATTAAAGCTCTAACTCCTGTAGCAGCCTATATACAGGATCTTTTTAATTTCACCCCTACGACACCTGCCGGGCTTAAGAAAGTAGGTGCAGATCTTAGTGAGGTCGGCGCAAAACTTGGCCAAGCAGAACAAAGACTTGCACAAGCTACTAACGACCAAACACGAAGAGCTGCTGAGGAAGACATAGCTAGTCTAGAAAGAAGGCGGCAAAAGTTAGCTAAAGAGTTCAGCCGTATTGCAGTATCCCTGCCTTCAAAAACAGAAGGGGGCGCACCTTTACTAAAGAAAACAACCGTAGAAGACAAAGGACTAAGTAAAGCCGACAAATCTGCAGCGCGTGCCACAGCCCGTGCTGCCCGAGAGGAAGAAAAGTTACAAGAGCGTCTTGCCGCTTTAAGAGTAGAACTTAATTTAATCGAAACAAATGCTGATTTTAAATCAAAAATTACGGCCGCAGAAATTGCAGGAAATAAAGAACTTGTAATCAGACTGCAAAATCTACAAGAAATTAACACTATTCAAGCAAATGAAGAAAAAGCTCTTATACGAATAAAAGATGTACGGGAAATAAACCTAAGAAAAGAAAAAACAGCTGCAGAAATAAACGCAGCGAACGTAGAAGCAGCCGCAAAATTAGCACTTATTGATAACCAAAGGCAGCAAGCTTTCGACAAAAAGATAGAAAGCCTTAATTTTGAGTATTCAATTTTGACTGCGACAACAGTTGAAGAAAGGAAGCAGCTGCAAATTGCGCAACAAATGGCGGCGTTAAAAGGGCAAGATTTTACACCGGAGCAACTAGACCAAATAAAAGCCGCAAAAGAAAGATTAGACATCGGCCCGATTCAAAATTTTGTAAACGAGCTTCAACTAAGTCTTAGCGACACAGAAACCATGGTTGTGAGCCTTGCACAATCTGTTGAAAACTCACTGGCAACTGCGATGTCTAGCGCGGTGGAGACACTTATCACGGGCACTGGTTCGGTCAAGGAAGCCTTTAGTGACATGTTCGCCAATATCGGTAAAGCCTTTATTGATATGGCCACGCAGATGCTTGCCCAGCAAGCAATTTTGTCACTACTCCAAGCCTTAGGCGGCGGTATTAGTGGCGGTGGTAACGGCGCTTTCAACATAGGCAAAGCACTTACAGGTCGCGCTACCGGAGGCCCAGTAAGCGCAAACACGCCCTACATCGTGGGAGAGCGCGGCCCAGAGCTGATGATTCCATCCAGCCAGGGGCGCATCGTTTCCAACGAAAACCTGCGCTCAGAGATGGACCGTTCCACCGCAACACAAAGCGCGATGTCGCGCAGCTCAAACGCTGGAGCGATCGACGTACGCTATTCCGTGGAGCGCATCAACAACGTCGATTACGTTACCGCTAGTGAGTTCCAACAGGGCATGGCACAAGCAGCAAAACAAGGTGCAATCCAAGGCGAGCAACGCGCCATGCGCACATTAAAAAACAGCGCTAGTACCCGCAGGAGTGTTGGATTCTGATGGAATTTGCTTACGGACATTTATTAGACATTGGGCCTAGCGGCAGCATTTTGTACCGCTTCCAGAATTACGCCTTGAACCAGTCTGTCAACGGGTATACGTTCCTGCCTTTTGGCTTTGGTGGTGCGGTTGCCACTTTGCAGGGAGACAATCTTGACGCGAACTTACAGTTTGCGCACACCGATATAACCCGCAACTGGATCAAGCAGGCGCTTGACGAAATATGGGTTGCCAAGGTGACTACGGTTCTGTGGACACCCTCCACTGGCGCCATCCAGCGAACTTTATACACCTATTACGGCAGCTGTTCTAATGGCGGCTGGAACGAAACTACAATCCAAGTCAACCTGAACTCAGTGCTAGACGCGATCCAAAGCAACGTTCCAGGCCGTCGATTGCACCGCTGGCAGGTCGGCAGCATCCCCTTTACATCGCAAGTCCGTGTGTGAGCATTTAATAGGTCGTAAATACGATTACGGCACAAAGGACTGCATCCATCTTGTGATTGACGCGCTTACGTCAATGAAGATGAACCCGCCACCCGTTAACCCTGACTGGTACGGGATGACGACGCGGGAAGTAATGGCAGAGATGGTCAGGTACTGCGACCGGATTAGCTATCCGGTCTACGATGGTGACATCACAGTACTCGTAGCCAATCCGCTGGCTTTTGGGGTTTTATGGCAGAACGGGATTTTATACGTGAACCAAACCCTGCAAGCGGTGGATTGGAAACCGGCGCACGTCCATACAATCCGCCGCTCTTACCGTATGAAATTGCGTTAATCGAAGCGCTTGGTTGTACTGAAGAGGAATACCGCGAATTTATACGCCACGCAGAGCTGACGGCGCGTGTACGACCGGCAGGCTATGAGCACATCCCAGATATTGTTAACGACCCAGTTATTACGCCAATTGTTGTAAGCCTTGTTGTCGGTTTAATTTCTACTGCTGTCAGCGTGCTGCTGGCACCTAAAGCACAAACTGCCCAGGCAGCAAAGCAAACAAAAATCGGAAGCCGAAAGCTTGCTGACCAGATTGGGCCTACACGTTTCAACCAAACCACAAGTTTCGATAACGTCAGCGCACTTGCGGAATACGGCCAACCAATACCAATCCCATTCGGTAAGAAAGGCACTGGAGCGGACGGCATCACTACGGGCGGATTAATTTTGGCGCCCGCTCTGGTATGGAGCCGTCTTTATTCCTATGGCACGTACCAGGCATTTGAAGGCATTTATGTTGCGGGTCAGTACGGGGTAAACACACCCAATTTCACTGGTGTGCGCATTGGCACGCTGCCTCTGGACAGCCTTGGCAATAAAGATTACGCACTTTACTGGTCATCTAAGGCAGCCAATAACAGGCTGAGCAGCGGAAACCTTATTGCTGGATCTGAGGGCAGCCCTGATTCTGGTACATCAGGACGCAATGTTTTTAAGGCGCCGGATGCTTTCGGTATGGAGTCCGATGCGTTCTCAATGGCGTACACACCGCAATCAAATACGGTGTTTGGTACGTCAACACCAATCCATAACGGAACAGCTTTTAGGTTCAATTGGGAAATTATTTCATCTCCTTACGACTCAACGTTGCATGAAGGTGGCGACGGCGGCGCTAGGAAAGCAAAGGCACGGCGTGAAATGCAGGCTAAACGCCGCAAGATTGCAGGCAGCGAAGCCGATGTTTTGCATAACAACAATGCAGAACGCGGAATGCCTGGCGTGGGCCGCGCCTATTCCCGCCGGATGGGCTTTATTCGATATAACAGCAGCGTCTTTAGCAATAAAACAATTGTAAATAATGTCAAAGCTGGCGACGAGCTTGAATATGAAATATACGGCGCTGATTGGTCCGAACTTGAAAACAGAAGCCGCGATGATGGCGGTTTTGCTGGCACAAGTGTCAATTTAAAGGATCTAGAAAACTCGGCAAACTCTTGGCGCAGCCGCGCTTCTGACCTGCTTGTAGTTGGATCTAAGTGGATCATTTTGGATTCAATCTGGGTCGTGCAATCACGAAGCCCGCAAACCTGGAAGCCGGGGGTAGCTGCGCAATACATTGTTTTCAAATGCACAGCAGTGCTAACACGCAACGGTGTAAGTTCCATGGGTATCCCTGGAACGCGCACGGTTCGCGAAGTACTGGGAGGGTATGAAGGCCCTGTCAATGGTTATAACGAAACCAAGCATTGCGGCGCTGGTTTCTATAACATTTGCAGATCTAATATCGCAACTATTCGCCCTGTAAGGCGTGACGCTGAGTGCATTGAAATAGGTATCCGCAGCCAGGTGTGGAACAAAGCAAGCGGTCTATGCAATATTAATGCGATTCCATCGCCCGGAGATTTAAACAAGTTTGACGAAGATAACATTACACTTAATACGCCTCGAATGGACAAGTACTTCGAGCGGACATCTTGTTTTTCAATCTATGTGCGCAAAGTAGCCGAAGCCAATGGCACACGCAATGGAACCTGGGAACGCATTGGAAGGCTTTTTTCCGTTACAGGAAACGCGCCTGTCAATATGTATAACTACGTTCGTATCAAGCCACGAACTCCAGGCTATTACGAGTATCGGTTTATTCCGCGTACTGGGTCTGACGTTGCAATCCAAAGTATTGACACAAACGTCACGACAGAGCTTGACTCAACTGGAGGAAGTTTAATTGGCGAAGATTTTGATACACCTAGCCATGGCACTTTTCGCATTACAACTACAGGCAGAAGAACTCAGATTAGAGATATCAAGCTAAACCCTGAGCTAGTTGTTGACCCAAGAACATCGCCAGGAGATACTGAAACAAGTTACAGACCCACTAACCTTTCTGTAACTGGAGGCGTTGCAAGCCCCAATCAGGGCTGGCTAGAGTCCCACTCTTGGATGACTCAAATCTTGGGTCAAGCTAGAAATCATCCATACCAAAGAAAATTTGGATACTTCACACATACAGAGGGCGGCAGAAGTATCACCGTTGGCTGGGAAGGATTCTCTGACGTATACGGGGGCCAGAGCCAAATCAGTCAACAATATCAAAACGCAAACGGCGGTAGCCCTTGGGCGTGGGTTAAGTACCCAAGAATTTTTGTTCAAGCCTCAACAGGCAGCTGGAACGTCGGGGAACAGTTCACCTACAGGCTTCCTCTAAATAATCACATATCAAATTACACAGACAGCAATAAAGTGCGTTACAACCATTTTGATTTTACAATAAAAGTTGATAGCGTTGAACAAAGCGATGAAGTGACGCCCCCAATCATTACGGGTGAGCGCATATTTGAGTACAACTCAAGGGTGTCAGATACAAGTCATTTCCTTGAACTTACTAAGTCAAACGAAAGCGGCCCTGAGCATGAAATTGTATATGTAAATGAAAGCCTGGCAAACAACAACGATAGCGGGCCTGTTGCTGAGTATTACAGCATGTCCACGATGGGACTTGCTATTAAATCAAATGGCCAATTAAACGGCGTGGGCCAGCTTCGCGCCTGGAGTCAGTCTGGAATTAGTGTTTACCGCTTAATTGAAAAGAGTTACGCGCCAAGCAATTTACTTGCAGATTTCGTTTACTACCTACTGACCGATCCAGGCCAAGGCTTAGGCAATGTCGTGCCATCTGAGCTAATTGACACAAGCTCTTTAGAGATTTCGGCACGTTTCCAGCGTGCCAATCACATGTTCTATGACGGAGTGCTTGAGGATAGCGAAAGCATCCGCTCATTTATCTACGACAACGCTTCACTGCATATCTGCAACTTCACCATCAAGAACGGGCGTTTCGGCATGATGCCTGCACTGCCCTATGACGGCAACTACAAGATTTCTACAAACCCAATAAACGCAGAGCAGATATTCACATCAGGCAACATTATTGAAGACAGCCTGCAAGTCCAGTACATCGAGGCATCACAACGAACTGATTTCCGGGCTCTTGTTACCTGGCGCGTCACCGTCAGCAACGACCTACCAACACAAGCATCAGCACTTGTTGACTGGGCCGACCTGGCCGCGCAAAACCGTGGTTCGTTAACACAGCAGACATTTGACCTAAGCGATTTCTGCACCAATGAAGCCCAAGCATTAAAGACAGCTCGTTTCTTGTTGAGCATCAGGCGCCGCGTCACTCATACCATAAGTTTCAAAACCGTTCCTGATGCGTTACAGATCCAGCCCGGTTCTTACATTCGCGTGATCACATCATCCACTTCTTACAGTGCCGCTAACAACGGCGCTGTCACAGATGCCGGAGAGCTGGTCACAGTAAGCACCATTCAAAACGGCACCTATGACGCACTGGTCTACTACCCAACGACTAGCGAATTAAAAGAACAGAAGATCACAATTTCAAATAACCGGGTCACAGCTTCCAGCCTGCGTGGAACGTTATTTACTCTGTTGAGCAGCCAAGTAAACCAAGGGCTTTATCAAGTCGAGCAGCTTACTCTTGATGAGGATGGCCTGGTCAACATTGCTGCTGTGGAAGTGCCTGTGGATTCCAGTGGAGCTAGCATTGTGGCAAAAGACGTGCTCACAGAAAGCAATTTCCGGGTGCTGGAGTAATGGCATTTCCCAACCTAAAACCAGCAGGTCGCGATTTTAATCCAGGCGATTGGCCCATCAAACGATTTAACGCGCAGTCAGGCGCAGAAGTGCGCATTTTGTATGGCACCCGCCGTGTAAACGCAAAGCTAAACCTGACGTACCAAAACATTAAAGACACAGACGCGCAACTTTTTCTAGACGACTACGAAGCAAGGAAGGGCACCTTACAAGAGTTTTCCTTGTCTACCACTAGCAATGTTTGGGCAGGCTGGAACGGCGTAACTTCTAGCATCAGCGCACCGCCTGGAACGAACTGGCGTTACGACTCCGAGCCAAAAGTACAATCTGTATACAAGGGCTTAAGCAATGTTCAAGTAACACTCATTGCAGTGGCTTAGAATAGGAACACGTTCTTAGGCGCTAGAGATGGGCTTCTACACGGGCCGCAGTGGTAGCTTGGTCTATAGCGGCAAAAGCATTGCCAAGATTAGAGACTGGTCGCTTGAAACGACAGTAGAGCTTCTTAGCACAAATACAATCGACAGCACCGTAAATAGCTTTACCCCAGGCGTAAAGGGCGCTACTGGTAGTGCCACGATGATGTACTACAGGCTAGAAAGCGGCGAAAGCGCCACGCTTCGCCAATTTACGGATCTGCTGTCCAAGATCATGCAAGGCGGTGCAGTCGAAGAAAGTGATCGCGTCTTCTTAGAACTAAATGTCGGCGGCAACAGTAAAGACGACATCAAATTCAACGCCTACATCACAAGCGCCCAGGTCAGCGTAAGCACCGGGGAGCTAAGTGTCGTCCCAATCCAATTTACGATGGACGGCGATTTCTCCGAAGTAATTACGGCATAGCATGGCGGTTTTTCTAGGTGGAACGGGTCACGTAAAACTGCGCCGTGGCTCAAGTGACAGCTACGGCTCATTTACTGATGCAATTTCACCGGACGACGTAAACACTACGTTGAACCGTTTAAGTTTTGAGTCCGCCTTAGATAATCTATTAACCGGCGATCGGCTGAGTATTTCCACAGCTGATTCACGCGGCCTGGTTTGCTTTGCGGCTTCCACATGGAGCAGTAATACAATAGAAAATGAGATTTCAGCGTTCATCCACGTCAACCAGGCAGGTGGTTTGCGGTTTTTTGCCGATTATGCAGACGCAATCAATAACAACCGTGCCGCAGAAATTACGCTTAACTCTTTTGCTGGAACGCCCATTGCGATTGACTACGCGGTCACTGATATTCGATTCAACGTTCTTGGGAACGTAACGCGGTATACCCTCAACACAGACCGAGACGCTATTGACGTTACAGGTCTTAACGATAAATTTCGCAGACAGTTTAATGCTGGCTTGATCAGTGGTAACGGCAGTATTGATTGCCTGTTTGATTACGAAACAACAGGCATCAAAGAGCCGCCGCTTTTGATGCTGCAGCTTATTCAAAGAATTGAAATCGGCAGCCAGATTGAACTAGCCCTTTACATCACAGACAGCTCTTTAGACAGCAGCCTGACCTCAGTGTTTTACCAAACGAGCGCTGTCATTACTAGGACAGGCATCAATGTCACTGCCCAGGAAGCCATTGAATGCACCATTGATTTTGTGACCGATGGCGAAATCCAGCTGCTAATCGGTGAGCCTTCTGGCTTCATCCTGCTTGAGGATGACGACCGCATCCAGGTGGAGCAATCGCTTGATTACTTGCTTAAAGAGATAGAGGACTAAAATAAAGGCATATTCCCGTAGCGAGTTAAGCGGTGGCTGACCAGCGGATAACCGAGTTAAATGCGCTGTCGAAAGCTGGCGTCTCTGCTACAGACGTTTTGCCCATTGCGGACATCTCCGCTAGCGAAACCAAAAAAGTAACGAGCAAGGATCTTGTAGACGCAGGTCTAGACCTAATTGATGCAGGCAGCATCGATCTTGACAAGCTCGACCAGAGCAGCACAACCAAGCTTGGAACGGTTGCTTTTGCTGATGACGCAGTTACCGCAGCAAAGTTAGCGACAAATAGCAGCGCTGTTGCCGATACCATCACGCCAACCGCCGACAACTTTGGCGGTCGCGGCTACTTCAACACCACCACTAGCAACCTTCAGTTTTATAACGGCACAGCGTATCAGCAGGTTGTAATGCCAACCGCCGGTATCGGCGACCTGCAGATCACAACTGGAAAGCTGGCTGCTGGTGCGGTAACCACAGACAAGGTGACAGCCCTTGGCACGGCGGCTATTGCTGATGATGCAATAACAACCGTAAAGATTATTGACGGCGCAGTTTCATCTGCAAAGATTGCCGCTGGCACGATTACAGCCAGCAACATTTCAATTGGTGGCGTTGGTACGACCGAGGTGGCGGATGCTGCCGTTACCTACGCAAAGATCCAAAACGTATCTGCCGATTCCTTGCTGGGACGCGACGGAAGCAGCGGCGTAACGCAAGAAATTACCTGTACGGCAGTAGGCCGGGCGTTACTTGATGACGCAACAGCTGCAGATCAACGCACCACGCTGGGCCTGGGATCTGTTGCAACTGTCAGTCAGGTTTCGACAAGTCAAATAGAAGACGGCGCAGTAACAGCTGCCAAACTTGCTAACGAATCAACAGTTGATTCCGTCACAAGCCTTCCGGCATCAGGCGCTTTTATTGGGCAGCTTGCCCTGGTAACAAGTACCAACAAGGTTTATTCCTGGTCCGGCTCTGCGTGGACTTCGATCAAAGCAGCCGGAAGCATCAATAGCGTTGTAGGCAGCACCTCTGGGCTTGTTGATGTTGTTGTTTCTACGTCTGGCGATGAAGCAACAGTCACGACGACGCTGGACAACACCAGTGGAGCGGCTCAATTCTTAGCCGGACCAACGACCGCTGCAGGCGCAGTCAGTTACCGCGCACTCGATGGAGCGGACCTCCCAACGTCCACCACCACGGCCAAGGGTGGCGTAATTATTAACGGCAACGGTCTAGTCATGAGTGGCGACACTCTGACTATTGATAACACTGTTGTAGAAGAGAACGTTAATTATCACGTCGTTCAATATGACGTTAACGGTTTAGTAACTGGCGGCAGGGTTGTCGAGTCTGGGGACATCCCGACAGCAACAGCAACCAGTCAGGGCGCAGCAAGACCAGGATCGGGCTTAAGCGTTGACGGCGCTGGCGCGTTTAACCACATCAACAATATTGCTGCAGGCACTGGCGTAAAGGTTGACTTTGACACGCAGGGTCATATCACTGCAACCCACCTGCTTGAAACAACTGACATCCCGGATCTTGACGCTGCCAAGATTACGACTGGAACGTTTGGATCAGGATTCCTTGCTGCAAATAGCGTTACAGCATCACAGCTGGCTGATTACGGCATTGCAAAGATTAGCCCTACTCAGCCAACACCAGAATTTGCGGGCCAGCTTTGGGTAAACCCAACAGACCGCACAGCCTATGTATGGGTTGGCCAAGTCGATCCACCGGAAGGCTACTACCTACCACTGAACAATGAGTTTGGAGCGCAAGCAAACCTGCGTTTCGGTGGCACGTATAACGCCAGCACAAACAAAGTCGCGAGTTTAAATAACTACGGCGCAGAGGCTGGTCTAACTGTCGGGTCTGCGTTAGCCGCACCAACATCAGCAAGTTCTGGTGTTTACCTGCTTGTTACCACTGCTGGAACGGGCACATCACCAGTGCCTGCCATTGCACTTGATGTTGGCGACTGGCTTTTAAGCCCAGGCTCTGGAACGACCTGGACCCATGTCAACCTTGTTGGCGCAGGAATCAGCGTCATTGACGCAGGTGATGTCACGTATGACGGCACTGGTTTAACACCGCCATTTTCTGGGGTTGCAGATGCAAAAGCAGCCATCGACTCGCTGTGGGGCCGGACTCAAATCGCAACAATTGCCGTTAAAGGCGTTGTTCTTGAAAGCACTGAGGTTACTGTTGACAACACCACAGGTGCAATGGCCGTAGGAGTCGTTGATGAAGGCTCTTATTAATGGCGAATTTTACCTATAACGGTGAAAACCTGCCGCATGGCGGGAAGATTGGCGAACTGCTGGTCAAAATAAGTAATGCCGACTATTACGTTCAGTACAAAACTCTGACTGAAATTATTGCTGAATACGATGTGGAGATAGACGAAGGCGAATACTAGAATGGTCTAGTAACGCCGTCCAGCAGGGAGTTAAGGCATGGCCACATACAAGCACATCCGCAGCAATGTTGACAGCAAGCGCCCCACAACAAGCTTGGCTGATGGCCAGATTGCAATTAACACCAATGTTGCAAGCCCCGGTGTATTTTTCAAGGATTCTGCTGGCACGGGCATTGTAAAAGTCGGCCCAGTCCACGTTGGAACGTCAGCACCAAACTCAACGCCTGGGGTTGGCGGTAGCACCGGAAACTCTAAAGGTGAGCAGTGGCTTGATACGAGTGTCACCCCGCCACAGCTAAAGGTTTGGAACGGTAGCGCTTTCATTGGCGTTGTTGCAGACGAGCTGCCTGTCAGCAAGTTGGAGAATGGTAGTGCCTATCAGTTGCTGCAGACTGATGCTGCTGGTACGGGCGTCGAATGGGCAAGCAATATTGATGTACCTGGATCGCTGAATGTTACGAGCACGGCGGTATTTGATAGCACTGCTAGCCACCCGTTGGGTTCGGCTGCTGCGCCAACAATTACTTTTACGGGCGATGCGAATACAGGAATTTACTCACCTGGCATCGACCAAGTAGCGATCACAACTGGCGGAACAGGGCGGCTGTATGTCAATAGCGCGGGCAATGTTGGGATTGGCACTGCAACAACTAACTGGAGCCTGTTAGATGGCTTAATTGTCCAAACTGGCAGTGGAGCCACTGGCATAAACATTGCAAGTTCTAGCTCATCCCACAATGCTTATCTTGGATTTGGCTATGGAACTTCTCATGCTGATCAACTTTCAGCATTTGTTGGCCGAATTGGCGACGATACTTTAGCTTTTGGCACTGCAAACACCGAGCGCCTACGCATCGACAGCTCGGGCAGGCTGTTGGTTGGTCAGACATCTGCCGCTGGAGACACTGGAACTTTCGGTCATGTTCTTATTAACGGAACCTCTGGAAATGCAAACGGTGCAATTGCATTACACCGCAACACTGCATCTCCCAGTTCTGGC